AATTCATGATAGTAACCAGCATCATACATGATATAAGGAACACCGTTCATCATACCGTCTGTTGTTGCTACTGACCAACCACCATACTTCTGTTTGGGCGAAAACCCAACATAACACTTTTGTAATTGTTTATAGTACCAATCCTTATCACCTTTTGTTGTGATAACATAATCACGATTGGGTTTTTCCAAAAGCGGAATCCAGACTTTAAAATCTTGTCGCATCTCCCACAACTTATCACACACAGCAATAAATTCTTTGAAGTGTTTATAAGTATCTGGTCTATGATTAAATACAATAATCTTTTCTGGTTCATAATTTATATCTGACACAACATCACTTTTATCAACTCCTAAGTGTTGAGGCATAAGAATATTTCTCAACCTTTCGATTGTAATGTGGTTGAAGGTATCCTCTGCTTGTTCAATTACCAAATCTTTCTGGTGTTGTGTATTCAGATAACATCTGTCATATTCTAGAAGACCTGTCATATTCTGAAGAAAACTATCTTTAGGCCATGAAACAATTTGTTCAACATCAAACCAGTGTGAATATCCAAAAAATGGTGGAACATGGTGCGTGACATTATACAAAGTATTCTTCAAAGCGTGTGCGTGTTCTGGTAAGTGACACATTACCAAATCAAAATCAAGTTTTTCACCAAGCATCTTTTGCAATTTAGATACATCAAAATGTGAACGCATGGTTGGCGGATATGTAGGTAGGTCAATGTACATCTGCGTTACGTTGTCAAACTGTAACGATGGCACTGGTTTAGGAAGTATCAGATAGAACCACAAGTCATCACGAATCTCATTCAACAGTTTTATCTGTTTCTTGATTACTTGAATATAACTATCTTTTTCCAAGTCTTTTTGGAATGTTATGTTAGGATAAACCAGAACACGAACTGTGTTCTGGTGTTTTATTTCTTTTCCTATATCAAAGAGGTTCATTGACTGGCGACAAACTCATTTGTACTTGTCCCTCTTTTATTTTATTAGTTTTTATAATCTGCACATTACCTTTCCAGATTTGTAAATCTTTATCATCTTTATGGTTTGTGTACCAATCACTCAGTTTCATAGTTTTTTTATTGTTAATATCTGGATTGCCCCAATCATTAACATCTAAAGAAGAAAAGGCAACAAAGATATTTTCAAAGTCAACATCATGTGCAACTAGAATATATTTACCCTCTCTGACATTTTTACCACCACTCCATTTAGTAGCAGCACCATGACCATTAAATTGTGTGCATTTAACTTCAATCTTTTCATCATCATCAATAAAATAGATATCTGGGTCATCTTTATGACCAGATGCAGTTCTTACATTATAACCCATCTCTTTAAGACAACCAGCGGCGACACTCATAAAGGTATGACTTAATATGCCCGTAAAAGCACCAGACTCCCATTTTCCACATTCATTATTACCAAAAGGAGATATCTCAAAGTCTTTAAACTTCATTGACAAATCTCTAATATCTTGTGCATATTTTATTGCTTTACCAACCAATTTACTTTGCACTCTTGTATCAGAAAACAATGAAGCGAGATTCATTCCATTTTTTTTAGCAGGAGTTACATTTGCACCTAACTGACCAGTAGCAAGTTTCCAAGTATGTTCAACACTACCACCATTATCAACAACTTGCATCAGTTCTGGTTCATAGTGCATGATTTCTTCCAGATATCTGCAATACTTTTTTGTTAGTCCAATTCTTTTTAAAACAGCATCTCTCTCAATAGTCGGCATATCAAGACCATATTGTTCTTTATATGCATCTTTTAATGCTTGAAATTCGCCAAGTAATACGCTCCATACCTTTTTTCTAACAATATTACCATCTATGGTATGTGTTATTTCATCATATGGAGCAGATGAATCTGGTGGTGGTGCATCACTAGGAATTGCCCAGATATATTCAATATCTTCTTCTATAGCAGCAAAAGTTCTTGTATGACCTATATCAATCATTCCACAAGGCCAATAGGTTACTGGTTGCATATTTGCAATCTTACCAGCTTTAACTCTCTTTCTCATTGATTGACCAATATCTTTCGCTGCTGATTGGTCATAGATACTTTCATTTGTAGGATTTGGTGTTAAGTCTTTTGCCTTAACACAAGTCTTACCGTCAATAACTTTTACTTCAATTTCTCTCATAATATCCTCGTATTGATTAGTTGATTTATACACAATGTACCATGTTCTAAGAACAATGTCAAGATGTTTTATCTGATAATATCAATTTTAGCCATCGTATTTTTATTCCACACCTCAAGTTCTTTACGAACCTTTCCTTCTGCAATCATCTTATTGTAACGCTTGGTAGCAAGTTTTTTCCACCATGCAATTACAGCATCAAGTTCAAATCTATCATAATTTTCTGCTTTTGTCAAGGTATCCGTCTTACCCAATAATACATCTTTTGTATTTGAGTATCCATATTCTGACATATAGAATCTCTTTTGTGTAGTAACACCACTTGCATCTTCCATCTTTTTACAAAAGATATCGTATGCTTCTTGGTTGTACTCTTTTAAATTCTGTTTGATGATACCGACCATTTTAGTTTGATACTTCAGTTTTCTACTAGATGCACCTTTGTGAATAAGCGGTTCACCATCGTTTCTTTCTTCAAACCAATCACGCAATTCAAAATATATCTCTTCACCAAGTGTCAACAAGAACTTAGATTGTGTATCACCCTTGTATCTCAAATAAGGACGCATACCATCATACATACTAGCACCTTTGATATTGCCGTATAATGAAGTCGTTTCAAACAAACAAAACTCTGTATTATATTTTTTGTTCAACATTCTACGACTATCATGAGAACAACAGATAGCAGCAAGAAGTTTACCACCAAGATAGTTGTAACCAAACGGTTGCACAGGAACAATATTAAATCCCATGATTGCACGCTTGTTAAAGATATCTAAGTCAGGCACACCACCAAGATAATCGTTTCTTGGTTTAGAATTAATTAGTGGTGACCCAAAACGAATAAATCCAACCACGGTATCAGTAGTTGTTTCCATAACAACAAGTTTCAAAGTCTTGCCTGGATTTTCATCTGGACTAAAAGATGCAACCTTTTCTAACATTGTGTCAAAGGTCTTACCTTGCATCTGCACGACTTTGAAGTTCATGTCCTCTGGGTGCATATCATAATTTTGAAACATATCATCCTCTAGACCAAAGCCAGGCAGAGGTGTAGGAATATCCTTTACACGTTCAATCTTGCGAGAACGAAAGTAATCGTCAATTCTTTTGAAATCGTTGAAGTACATAATCAACTTATGTGCTACATCGAATGCCTCTTGTCTCTCCAACTTCACGAAAAGAATGCCTCCAAGGATGTTTGTGTGCCATATGAACGGTCAATATTCCACTGAATGTTATCTGTAATAAAAGTCAATGGTTCAACAAATGCCTTTTCATATTGTGTATCATAGTCGATATACTTGTGAATGTCAAGTTCTTTTGGAACTTTCGTAATGAATGAGATTACGTTTACACCAAGTGGATTAGGTTGACGCAACTGGATAAATCGAATCTTGTCTCCATCTTGTATAGCTGGGTACTTGTGTGTCAATCGTTTTTCGTTAATCATATGATTGTAAACCAGACTTCCCTTGATATGCATTGGGCATCCTTTACGATATATGGAAGCACTGTCACGAAACTTACTAAGTCCGTTAACTGAACGAGGGAATGCAATATCCTCAACCGGCAAACTGGTGAACTCTTTACGAAAATCCTGTATGAAATCATTAAGTTCTTTTTCATCACCAGACATAATAATCTTCAGTGCTTCTTTAATTTTCTCACGACATGGTGCAGGCGTTGAAGACTTAACTGCTTCGATGCCCATAATCTTGAGGGATGGTTCTTTATATCGAACACCTTCTACATCCCATGCATTGAGGATATATCTCTTCTTTGCAGTCCAGATACCTTTATCTGCAATCACCTCACGTTTCATAAACATCTTCTGGTCATATGCAGAAACATAGTCAGCAAGTTGTTTATAAGACTTGTCGATAAATGGTTCAATCTTTTCCTTTGCAATCGTATCTAAAAAGTCGATTGGGTTCTTTGGGTTTACCTTTTCAATCAATGCATCAAACGTAACATAGATTGAATCTGTATCAGATGCAATAACATAATCCATATCAGTATTTAGCAATTTGTTCAAGTACTGATTCATCTTCTTTTCAATCCAACGAATAGACAACTGACCAGCAGTTGTGATACCTTCTGCAATCGCAAGGTCATAATATCTAAAGTATTGATTACCAATCGCACCATAAGCAGAGTTCAGTGAAATCTTTCTTGCCATCTGGATGTTATTATAACGACTAATAAACTTTAGATACTTGGGGTCTTTTGTATCTTCATAATCCTGTTTTGCTTGTAACATCTTTTTCTTGAAGATGGTGCGGTCATCATAGATTTCTTGCATCATCTCTGGAAGGAAACCTTTCTTATCAGTTCGATATAACGCACCATTAGGTGTGATGGTACATCTTTCTGGAACATCAATGCTAGTTTCTTTGAGCATAGAATCTACACCCAACTCCATGTAATCACCAGTAACAAGTGTTTCTGGCGACATATTGTATTGCATAATTAGATGTGGATACAGTGAGTTCAAATCAAACGACATAACCCATTTGTGTTGACCAACCTGTGGGTCTTTCACATACGCACCTTCATACTTGTCATTTTTAGATGTGTGTGATTTTTGTGGTATAACAATCTTTCTTTTCTTGAGGTAATTGTGAATGAGAACATCCCAATATTTCACCTGTCCAAATACATCTTCATAGTTGACCTTTGCCTCATAGGCCATGGTAAACAACAACTCTAACAACTTCATCTTGTCTTCTAAACGGTCAACAAGTTCAACGTCAACAATATTATAGTCGATGAACGATTGATAGTCTTTCGTGTACCAATCTTTGAAAGTGTCGTATGGGTTTTCATTTTTCTTTGCACCAAGTTCAACAGATGCGATATGGTCAAGTCGATATGATTCTTGTGCAGTATATGTAAACTTTCTGTATATCTGTAGATAGTCAAGATTTGAAACGCCTTGAATATCATAAACCTGTTGAGGTCTACCGTGACTATAAACAGAACGTGATGACACATTACCCCAAGGCGAAAACTCTTTTGCTCGGTCTTCACCAAGAACCTTAGTCACACGATTGACTAGAAAAGGAATATCAAAAAACTCTGTGTTCCAACCAGTGATTACATCTGGATAGTGTTTAGTCCAGAAGTTCATGAACGATGCAAGCAGTTCGTTTTCGTTAGAACAGTTGATATAAGTTACATCTTCTCTGTCTGTATGATAGTCACCAATACCCCACACTACGATTTTCTTTGTTGATTGATTTTTGATTGTGATAGAAAGCATTTCTTCTTCTGCTTTCTCTGGGTCTGGGAAACCGTTTTCACAACGAGTTTCGATGTCGATTGTCACCACAAGTATCTTGTCACTATCCCACTCTACTTTGTCTGGATATGTATCAGCAAGATATGTGTATGCAAACCTATCTAATCCAAAGACCAGATGCGGTTGATTTTGATATTGTGCAATGAATTCTTTTGCACCCTTGATAGTTTCATGCTTGTATGGTGTTACGTTCTTACCATCAAGAGTCTTCCATCCAGTTTCTTTCTGGACAGGAACATACAAAGTCGGTGAGTACTTAACTTTGTGGTTAAGTCTCTCACCGTTCTTGTATTCTCGTACAAGGATTTGATTGCCCCACTGGACAACATTAGTGTAAAATCTCATAATATAGTTATATCACCCTTGTAGGATATTGTCAAGAGAAAAGCGTCAGTTGTGTATCATCTTGAAAATATTTGTTAATCATCTCTAGTCTATCATCTGCGGCAGCAAGTTTGTTGAGTTCTTCAATAACTGCCTCTGTGATATCAGAGTGTTCACCAATACCTGCTGGCATAGTCTGGTAAACTTTAATGTTTGCAATATGGGTTGCGACTTCTCCCTCTGCCTGTTTTCTGGCAGCGGTCATAATGTATTCGCCTGGTTTCATTGTCATTTTTATTCACCTTCTTTCTTTTTCCCAATATTATATTTTGTCTCAAGTTTCCAATCACCCTTTTCCTTGAAACTGATTACTTTTATTTGAGACAAGGGTGCTGCCTCAATCTTAGTTGTTCCCACAACATCTACCAATCCCCAATCTGCTAACAGATTAGCGATAGTGTTCCTTCTTGCAATATCGTTTTCAGACAGGTTGGTATCTTTACCGTCTAGTGCAAATAATTCTTTGAAATGTACGATGTAATATTTACCTTGCTTGTGTAAAATATGGCAAGATTGGAAGAGTGTTTTATCTTTGCGAGAAGCAACTCCAATGCGAGACAAGGTTTCTCTAACCTTGAGGAAATCGTCTGGTTCGTTCAGACGCACTTCCAACATCTCCTCTGGACTCCACGATGCGTCATTCATTTTCTTCCACCTTTATTCAATTTACTTTTTATCATGGCGATTTGTTCATCATCTAAAACATCTAGAGCAGACTTTGCCTTCTCGTTACTGTATCCGAAATATTCTTTTACATACTCTAAGTTCTTAGACTTCTTCGCCTTCATCCAAGGAGCATATCTATTCATACTCCTTAGACTATTTAGTAAAAAGTCATATTGCAGTTTATTGTCTAGGTGGTGCAAACGATTTATCTCATTCACGATTAGACACTCTTGCATACCTGTGGGTGCAATACACTTGTTAATGATGAAAGCAGGATACTTCTTTTCCCACATTTCATCTTCCCCTTCCATGAGGTTTTCTTTTGTCTTATTGATAGTCTTTAGATATTCCTTCAGTTCATA